TCCTTGGTCGCTTGCGTGCTGGTAATGTGCGGCAATTTGCTGCTGCTTCAACACCAGAAGGTTTTAGGTGGATGTGGAGTACATTTGCCAGTGAAGATGGTAAAGGCCGCAGCGATCGGCGGCTTATTCGTATGCGCACGCAGGATAACCCATACCTACCAGCAGACTTCATTGAACGGCTTGAAGCAAACTATGACCCGCAATTACTTAAGGCATACCTTGGCGGTGAATTTGTCAACCTCACCACAGGCCAGGTATATGACCGCTTTGATCGCGCAAAGCATGTAACTGCAATCGAGGCGCCATCATATCGCGAACCGTTGCGTATTGGTGTTGACTTCAACATTGGCAATATGTCTGCTGTTATCTCTTATCGCAATGGGAAGACATTGCAAGAATTTGACGAGATCAGCGGTGCGCATGATACTGATGCTTTAGCTCAAACGATCAAAGCACGCTACCCCGACCATCGCCTTTACGTTTACCCAGACGCAAGTGGCGGCAATCGTAGTACCAACGCAAGCCAGACCGATATTGCAATCCTTGAATCTTATGGCATGTCGAACCAATCACCACGCGCTAACCCGCCCGTGCGTGATCGCGTAGCAGCAATGCAAGCATTAATGGAAAATGGCAAAGGTGAAATCCGTCTGCACATTGACCACAGTTGCCATAAGTTGATCGAATGCCTTGAGCTTCAAAGCTACAGCGAAAAAGGCGAACCCGATAAGGATGGCGGTTATGACCACATGAACGACGCTATCGGATACTTGGTATGGCGTGAGTTCAACCCATTGCACGCTGGAGCTGGCCGTGGCACTGGCGTTAGAGTGTACTAACGATTCGACACCACCATGGCCCGCCGCTATTCCAGGGATAATCGAGGGCGCTTTGCTCCGGCAGGAAGCGGCGCCACAGCACGCGGCGGGCGGCTTAAGACAGCAGCGGGTAATAAGCGGGCGACTGTAACCAGTAAATCAGGCATGGTTGCCCAAGGTCGCATGACTGGCGCACCGCTTAAAGGTACGATCGGCAAAACATCTAATGCGCGGCTCAATATGGGTCTGACGCGACCAGCCAAGCCAGGCCAACGCGGCGCATACAACGAAGCAAGAACGCAGATTCGCGCCAATAAAGCAGCAACTAAAGGCGCACGTCTAGGCGGAACACGCAAAACGACCAAAGCCGCAGCACCTAAGAACACAACCCCTAATAAAACAGGGCAAAGCAAGACGCTAAATAAATTCAATAGCCGTCCAGCCGGAACAAAAATCATCAACGCCAAAAATCAATTAGTTGCCAGCTCAACTCGCGTACCCCTGAAAGTTCAAGGCAAGGGCGCAAATGAATCAGATCGTGCATTTGCTCGCGTAGCAACTAAATCAGCGCGTAGTCGGGCTAAGGCTAAACCCACCGCCAAGCTACCTAGGGAGCAACGACTAGCCCGTGCAACTGCAACGGCATCACGCATTACAAATAAGCGTAAGCAAGTGGCAGATGAAACAGGGGCGGCATTTGCTGAACGCAGGAGGATTTCTAGCCGTGCATCATCCAATGCGCGATCATCGGCCTTTGCAAAGGAGGAAGCAACAGGCAAGCAATCTGCATCGGCGCTGCGATCCTTCCAGCGTGCAGAAAACAGAGAAAGCAATCTCAGGTCAGCACTAGGCAGAGAAAGGCAGGCGGCCAGGACAGGTGCGCCTAAGCCAGTTTCGGCAGCCGCCAAGCCAAGCGCCAGCAAGCCTGACTTAAGTCCTAGCGCATTTAGGCGTAGAGCTGAAGTTGCTGATGTTCGCGCAAGATTTGCCGAAAGCGCCGTACAAGGTTTAGACCGCGCTAATCCTAAGAATCGTAGGGCATTCAATAGGGCGGATTCAATGAGAAACGCAGCAAATAGTTATTCCTCTATTCTCAAAAGAAGCCAATCATCAGAATTTACGACTGCCCAAGTATTTAATTCTAGACCTAAAAAAAGCACTAACCCAGCTCTTAGTCCTAGCCAAAAAGCAGCTAAAACTAAGGCAGCTAATAAAGCAAAAACACTAGAAAAAAATATCAAGGCACAAGAGCAAGCCCGCCGATATGGAAGGTAAACCCTAACCGTGCTACCATAGGGTCGTCCACATCCAAACCCATGGAAGACTTCCTGACCGCTCTCGATAATCTGGTTGACAGCCTTGAAGATGTTACCGCCATTGAGGTGATCGGTGCATTGGAGCTGGTAAAGCAGCGCATGGTATTTGATCTGCTGGTTGATGAAGACGAAGAGGATGCAGAATGACTGCCACAGCAATCGGGCGGCGGCTTAAGCCAAAGCCTGGCATCCCGCAGATCCTTAAGGTGATTGCCGTCGCTCCAGACGGTAAAGTAAAGACACTGATTAACCGCTGATGTATAGCACCCCAGCCGCCTACGATCGCAAAGTCACCGAACGGCGCGTTGCGCAGGTTGGGGATCCTAATTCCGCGTGGTATGCGCAGGAGCCGCATTGGATCCTGATTGAGGATCTGCTGCAAGGCACTTATGGTATGCGGCGCAAGCATCGCCGCTACCTACCGCAGGAGCCACGCGAGCTGGACGAAAGCTACGATAACCGCCTAGCGCGTAGTGTTGTGCCACCTTATTACCAGCGGCTAGAGCGTATGCTCGCTGGTATGTTGACGCGCAAGCCAGTCAAGCTGCAAGACGTATCAGATGCAATACGCGAGCAATTATTCGACGTTGACATGCAAGGCAATGACCTTAATGTATGGACATACGAAACCGCTCGCAAGCTGGTACGTTATGGCCATATTGGTTGCCTTGTTGATGCACCATCAAATGGTGGTCGTCCTTATTGGTGTACTTATACACCACGCCAAATCCTTGGTTATCGCACCGAGCAACAAGATGGCGCCCAGCGACTGACGCAACTACGCCTGCAAGAAACCGTGCTAGAGGCAGACCCCGACAGCAAGTACGGCGAGAAGCAAATTGATCAGGTGCGTGTCCTAACGCCTGGGCAGTACCAAATCCACCAACGCCAGGATAATGGCGAGTATAAAGTAGTTGATGAAGGCAATACAAGCCTGTCAGAAATCCCATTCAGCGTGGCCTATAGCAACCGTGTTGGCTTTATGGAATCGAGGCCACCGCTGGAAGATATTGCAGAGCTAAACCTAAAAAGCTATCAAGTGCAATCAGACCTTGATAACCAGCTCCATATTTCAGCCGTGCCGATGCTAGCATTTTTTGGTTTTCCGACAAGTGCCGAAGAAGTATCAGCAGGCCCAGGTGAAGCATTAGCATTCCCTGCTGATGGCAGGGCAGAATACGTTGAACCGCAAGGCCGCAGCTTTGATTTTCAATTCAAACGGCTAGATCAAATTGCAGCGCAAATCAATGAGCTAGGTCTGTCTGCTGTATTGGGCCAGAAACTATCGGCTGAAACCGCAGCATCTAAGATGATCGATCGCAGTCAAGGTGATAGCACGATGATGGTGATTGCGCAAAACGTACAAGACATGATCGACAATAGCCTTAAGTTCCATGCGCAATTCATGGGCCAGCAAGAGGCAGCAGGTAGCTGTACGGTAAATCGTGATTTCATCGGCGCTAGGCTGGAACCAGCAGACGTTAATGCACTGCTGCAACTTTATACCGCAGGCACAATCACCAAGGAAACACTACTGATGCAATTATCAGATGGTGAAGTGCTAGGCGATGATTTTGATGTACAAGAAGAAGTAGATGCAACCGCTAACGGTGGCCTGCAATGATCGAGTGGATCCGCAATTTATTTCGCCGCCGCACTAAGTATGATTTCAGCGGCCAAACGCTTACCTTTGTACGCGGTCGGCTGCCTGTTGATATGCTGGCTATTGTGCGCATCAACATTAAAGACAATAAGGTAACAGAATTTGCCATCATGGAAAATGGCGAGGATGGCTTTAATGAATTAGCAGATGTTATTCTTGATGCAATGATCCAAGGTGCTGATGTAAATATCCGTACTGAATGGCCGCTTGAAGCATTTGGCGTTAGAGGAATGTGAGCACACCAGCAAGGCTATACAAAAATGCGATTGACCTTAATCGCTATAGCAATAGCGTTGCGCGGCGTGTCATCAATGCCTATAACGACATCATCATTGATGCTGTAGATCAGTTACGCGTGATTGATGATCTTGCTGCACCGGTCAAGGCTGCACGTTTGCGCAGCATCCTTGCGCAGTTGAAAGAATCACTTGATGGTTGGGCGGGTGATGCAACAGAACTAACCGCAACTGAACTGCAAGGAATTGCTGAGCTACAATCGCAGTTCGTAACTGATGAATTACGCAAAGCCATGCCGCCAGGCGTATTGCGCAGTAATATCAACACCGTAGAGATCAGCCCGCAGTTTGCGCAATCTGTTGTAACGACTGATCCAACGCAGCTTAATGTTGTCACATTATCGGATGATCTATTTGCCGCAGTCAACGGCGCACCGCAGACATTTAGCCTTACTGCTGCGCAAGGTGCAACGATCACCCTACCCAATGGGCAAGTAGTAAGCAAAGCATTTCGCGGTATTGCTACATCACAAGCTGAGCAGTTCAGCCAGGTGGTACGCAATGGCCTATTAACTGGTGAGACAACACCATCAATAGCAAAGCGGCTAATCGGCAGTCTGCAATTTGGTGAAGAAGCAAAAACCGTAGGGCAAATTGCAGCAGCAGGCGGCCAGCTAACGCAAGTAGCAGATAATCAAATCATTGCCTTAGTACGCACAAGCATCAACCAAGTAGCTAATGCCGCCAGTCAGCAGGTATACGAGGGCAATCAAGACATTACCAAGAAGTACCGCTACATTGCAACGCTTGACACCAAGACCAGCGCAATATGCCGTGCATTAGATGGCCGTGAGTTTGAATACGGTAAAGGTCCAATGCCGCCGCAGCATTTCAATTGTCGGTCTACTACGGTGCCAGTAATCGACTACAAGGCACTTGATATACCACCACCGCCAGAAGGCAAACGCGCAAGCATGGATGGGCCGGTGCCAGGCAATGAAACCTACGGGCAATGGCTAGCAAAACAGCCACGTGCAACGCAGGCCGATGCGCTAGGCCCAGGTAAGGTGGCATATTTTAACCGCCTTGCCAATAAGTACGGCCCAACAGATGCCATGGCAAAGCTGGTCCGTGATGATGGCTCCGAGCTGACGCTGGCGCAACTGCGCAGCCG